ATTTCAATTGCATCTGATGGTGGAGGAGCTGGTTTACTAACTTTAAGTTCAAGTGATGGAATTACACTTCTTACAAGTGATGTTCCTACTGGCGATGTTTATACTTTAAATTTTCCTGAAGATGGAATTTTATTTCCAAAAGGAATTTTTTTAAAAACATCTTCTAATGTTGAAGCTTACACATTATTTACGGATAAATATTCGGGTAAAGGCTTAACAGCATAAGGAGGTCTAAGTGGCTAACACAACTTCCGGAACAGCAACCTTTGAAAAAGGATTTACGATAGCTGATATTACTGAAGAAGCTTATGAAAGAATAGGTATTCAAGGTGTATCGGGCTATCAACTAAAATCTGCAAGAAGATCTTTAAATATTCTTTTTCAAGAATGGGCTAATAGAGGTTTACATTATTGGGAAGTCAGAAATAATTCTATTACTCTTGTTGATGGTCAATCAGAATATACAATGTACCGATCAACAGCAGACGGAACTTCTGATGCTACAGCTGTTTATGGAGTTGATGATATATTAGAAGCAAGTTATAGAAACTCATCAAATATAGATACTCCGCTTACAAAAATATCTAGATCGGAATATCAAGCACTATCTAATAAAACTTCTGAAGGACAACCTACACAATATTTTGTTCAAAGATTTATTGATAAGGTGACTATCACTTTATATTTAACTCCGGGATCAACCGAAGCTGGAAATAATATCAATTTTTATTATGTAAAAAGAATTGAAGATGCCGGCGCATATACAAATGATGCAGATGTACCTTATCGATTTGTTCCTTGTATGGTAGCTGGTCTTGCATATCAATTAGCTGTTAAACATTCACCAGAAAGAATTCAAGTTTTAAAACTTTTATATGAAGATGAATTACAAAGAGCTTTACAAGAAGATGGATCTTCTTCAAGTTCATTTATAACCCCTAAAACTTATTATCCAAGTGTCTAATTTATCAAAAGGAAAATACGCATTAGCGATCTCAGATAGAAGTGGTCAAGCTTTTCCATATCCAGAAATGGTTACAGAATGGAATGGAGCATTTGTACATATTTCAGAATATGAACCAAAACATCCACAACTTGAACCTAAACCACATACAGCAGATCCACAAGGTTTACCAAAAGCACGACCTGCAAGAACTGAACCTGCAACAGAAAATTTATTACCTGCTAATCCATTTAATATTACAGCATCATCAACTACAATTATTGTTACTGAACTCAATCATGGAAGATCGACAGGAGATACCGTTGTATTTAGAAATGTTGAAGGAAGTCCAGGTGGTGTAGCATTTACAGTATTTGAAAATTCATCAGGATATAGTATAACTAAAATTAATTCAGACAGTTATAGTTTCACATTAGGTGCAACTCCAACTGTCACAGAAAAGTCAGGAGGAATGACGGTAACCGCAGGACCCGTTACATTAACACCATAATGGCATACACTTTAGCAAACTTACAAACTGATATTAGAAACTATACTGAAGTGGATAGTTCTGTTCTTTCTGATTCTATTTTAGAAACTATAATTAAAAACGCTGAAAATAAAATTTATAGAGAAGTGGATTCAGATGATAATCGATTTTATGCAACATCAAATCTACAATCTGGAAACCGATATGTGACCATTCCATCAGATTTAAGATTTATTAGATATGCTCAACTTACAGACTCATCTGGTAATCAAGTTTTTTTAGAAAAAAGAGATACTTCTTTTATGGCCGAATATTACAATACTCCTGGAACTTCTTCAGGATTACCAAAGTATTATGGAAACTGGGATGCTAATTATTGGGTCGTAGCACCAACACCAGACTCAACTTATTTGATTACTTTGGCCTATACTAAACAGCCGGATTCAATTACAGCCTCTCCAGGCTCGACTCAAGGAACATATGTTTCTAATAAATATCAAGATTTACTTTTATATGCATGTCTGGTAAATGCATATGCATACTTGAAAGGTCCAGCAGATATGTTACAATACTATTCGCAGGCTTATCAGCAAGCAATTCAATCGTACTCTATCGAACAACAAGGTAGAAGACGCCGAGACGAATATGAAGATGGTGCTATTCGTACTCCAATTAGATCAGAGTCACCATCTTAAACTAAGGAGAAAAATAAATGGCTAATATAGTACCTGACTCTTTTAAATCAGACCTACTCGGTGGTGTGTTTGATTTTGATTCTGGCGGATCAACTTTCAAACTTGCACTATACACTTCACTTGGTGGTTTTAGTACTTCTACAACTGCTTATACAACATCAAACGAAGTTTCTTCGTCTGGTACAAACTATACTGCAGGTGGGGGAACTTTAACAAACAATGGTGTAGCAGTTGCTTCAAACATTGCTTATGTTGACTTTGCAGATTTAACTTTTTCATCTGTAACGTTATCAGCAGTAGGAGCTTTGATTTATAAAGACACAACTAATGAAGCGGTATTAGTTTTAGATTTCGGCGGAACAAAAACTGCAACTAACGGAGATTTCGTTATTCAGTTCCCAACTGCTGATTCATCTAATGCAATCATTAGACTTGGCGACGCATAATAGTTAAGGAGTAGAAATGGCTTTGGTAATTAACGATAGAGTTAAGGAAACAAGTACAACTACTGGAACTGGAACTTTGGATTTAGCTGGAGCAGAAACTGGCTATGAAGGTTTCGTTGCAGGAATTGGAGATGGTAATACAACTTACTACGCTATAGAATTAAATTCTGCTGGCGAGTGGGAAGTAGGTATTGGCACCGTTACGGATGCTGCGCCTGACACTTTATCACGAGACACGATCATTTCTTCATCTAACGGTGATGCTGCAGTTAATTTTTCAGCAGGTACGAAAAATGTATTTTGTACATTACCCGCAAAAAGAACTATTTCTCCAGTCATGACAGCAACAGGATTTGTCGTTACCCATGCTTCGACTTTAGACGAAGACCAAACACTAGATTCAGGAGTCTTGGCAGGACCTGTCACGATCACAGGTACACAAACCGTAACAGGAACATTGGTAATAATTTAAATGAGTAAAATAGAAGTTAATCAAATATCATCACAATGCGGATCCACACTCACCATTGGTCAATCAGGTGACACGGTAACTTTAGCATGTGGAGCATCACAAACAGGTTTTGGAAGAACTGGAACGGTTAATTGGGATACAACAGCTAAGACTGTAAACTTTACAGCTGTAAGTGGTAATGGATATTTTGTAAATACCACTTCAGGAGCTGTGACAATGACTTTACCAGCAACACCTAGTGCAGGAGATATTGTATCAGTTGCTGATTATGCGAATACTTTTGCAACAAATAATTTAACAGTTGCAAGAAATGGTTCATTAATTAATGGTGGAGCATTTGATTATGAATCTTCAACAAATGGTATTTCTTTAACTTTTGTTTATGTCGATGGAACAAGAGGTTGGAAAAATGTCAATGATGGAACAACTAATGCAACAGGAATATCAAATTTTATTATAGCTACAGGAGGTACAGTAACTTGTTGCGGAGATTATAAAATACATACATTCACAGGACCTGGAACTTTTACAGTCACAAACGCTGGTAATCCATGTGGTTCAGATACAGTAGATTATTTAGTTGTAGCAGGAGGTGGTGCAGGAGCAACAGCTTATGCTGGTCCAAATGGTTATGGAAGTGGTGGTGGAGGCGCTGGAGGATATAGAGAATCTTCAGGAGCAGCATCAGGCTGTTACACTGTTTCCCCTTTAGGGGCATGTGTTTCAGCATTACCTGTTACAGCTCAAGGTTATCCAATAACAGTTGGAGGAGGAGGTACAACACAGCCTTATTGTGGAACAGGTTCTCAAAATCCTACACCTGGTATGGATGGTAGTAATTCAGTTTTTTCAACAATCACATCAACAGGTGGAGGTGGTGCAGGTACAGGATGTCTATCTTCAACAGCAACAGGCCGAGCAGGTGGTTCTGGTGGTGGTTCTGGTGGTTACGGTTTTATATCTTGCTCTCCAGTAGCAAGAGCTTTAGCAGGAACAGGAAATACACCTCCTGTATCACCTGCTCAAGGAAATCCTGGCGGTCAAGGAACTTATCAAGGAAATACTTCTGGCGGAGGAGGTGGAGGTGCAACTACAGCAGGTTCAGATGGAGCGGGTGGACCTGGAACTGCAACAGGTGGAGATGGTGGAGCAGGAGCAACTTCTTCAATCAATGGAACACCTACTGCAAGAGCAGGTGGAGGTGGAGGAGGTGCTGGATTTCCTGGTGGATTAGCTTGTGCAGCTGGTGCAGGAGGTACAGGTGGTGGCGGAGCTGGAAATTATAATTCACCTACAGTAGGAGGTATTGCAGGAACAGCAAACACTGGCGGTGGAGGTGGTGGAGGTGGTTCTCAATATGATAATTCTAATGCTAAAAGCGGAGGCGCTGGCGGTAGCGGAATCGTAATAATAAGGTATAAATATCAATAATGGCTAGTACAATAAAAGTAAATAATTTTCAAAGTCAGTGTGGTTCTTGTGGAACTATCACAATAGGTGGCAGTGGCGACACTGTAACATTAGGTGCAGGTGCATCACAATCAGGATTTGGTAGAACAGGAACTGTTGATTGGGACACTACAGCAAAGACAGCTAGTTTTACTGCTGTAAGTGGGAATGGGTATTTTGTTAATACGACTTCAGGATCTATTACAGTTACATTGCCTGCAACACCAAGCGCTGGAGATATTATTGCAATTAAAGATTATGCCAACACAGCAGATACAAATAATATTAATATCGCAAGAAATGGATCAAATATAGATGGAGGAACTGATGATGCAATCATTGCAAATGAAGGGGGTTCTGTAACTTTAGTTTATGTAGATGCCACAAAAGGTTGGTTAGTGACTGATGCAGCTCAAAAATCAGACATTGGTTTTCCACAATTTATTGTAGCAACAGGTGGAACGGTTACAACTTGTGGCGATTATAAGATTCATACTTTTACATCTCCAGGAACATTTTGTGTTTCTTCTGTGGGTAATCCATTTGGAAGCACCAGTGTTGACTATCTAGTTGTAGCTGGTGGAGCAGGCGGAGCAAATACACTTTCATTTCCGTGTTCTGCACAACAAGGAGGAGGTGGAGGAGCTGGAGGTTTAAGAGCTTCTGCAACAACTTATACAATTGGTTGTGGACCAGCCTCTCCTTTAGTTGCTTGTGTTTCTGCATTACCTGTAAGTGTAACAGGTTATCCAATTACAGTAGGTGGAGGAGGTAGTGGAGGTAATCCTCAAGGATCTTCAGGATCTAATTCAGTTTTCTCAACTATTACATCAGCTGGTGGTGGAGGAGGTGGTCTAAGACAAACAAATGGAGCAAATGGTGGATCAGGCGGTGGAGGTGGTGATGGTAATCCAGGTGGTAGTACTACTGGAGGAACAGGAAATACTCCTCCTGTGAGTCCACCTCAAGGAAATCCTGGCGGGGGAACAACTCCTGCAAGTGAATTTAGCGCAGGTGGCGGTGGTGGCGGTATAGCTGTTGGTGAAGATGGAGATGCAGGAACACCTGTATCATCTAAAGGTGGAGCAGGTGGAGGTTTTCCTAGTGCATTTGGAACTTCTGGAGAAAATTGTGGTTCATATTATTATTTTTCTGGTGGTGGTGGAGGAGCAGGCCCACCAAATGGTGTAGGTGGATTAGGTGGTGGAGGACAAGGTTCTCAATACACAGGAAGAGAAGCAACAGCAGGAACAGCTAATACTGGCGGTGGTGGCGGTGGAGGATCTAGAAGTTCAAACACTCCAAGTCCAACAACTGGAGGACCAGCACAAGCTGGAGGTAGCGGAATCGTGATTATAAGGTATAAGTATCAATAGTGGAGTAACATGAGTGAAGTTAAAGTTAACAAAATTACCCCGACAACAAATTGTGGCACAGTCA